CCCGAGGCTCAAGGCCTATCGCGGAAGGCTGCTCGCGCACCCGGTCGTCGCTCGGGCAGTCGACGAAGGACGCCCGTACCGCGCCTATTTCCCGCTCGGCGCACCGGACCGCGACTAGTTCTCAGCCTCCGTTCAGGTGGCCTGTGGATATTGCGCGCCCAATGGAGACGATCGCCATGATCCTTGGTTTGCCGATCCTCATTCCGGGTAATGGATCAAACGAGCTCGGCATGCGCCTGGACGCCGTCAAGACGGAACTGCGCGGCTATCACGAACCGAACAGTGAACTGCAGATCTGCCCGGAAAAGTGCCCTCTTCTCCTCGAGGGCTTCGACGGAAAGTACCGATACAAGAGGCGCAAGGAAACAGCGTCGACGGAATTCGAGGAACAGCCCGAGAAAACCCACCCTTGGGCTGACCTTCAGGACGCCTTGCAGTATCTCGTTATTGGCTTTCGCGGCCGTGCTGGCGTCATTCGTGGCGCCGCCGATCGGCAGCAAGGTGATCGCTCGGCGCGTGCTCCCCGTTCTTCGAGCTCTCCGTGGGGTCGGGGTGGCTTTGACCCGCACAAGGTGGGCACAAGATGACATATCGCATCGAAAGCCCCGCCACCCTTTTCGATATGGCCGAACTCTCCGGTGCGAATAGTCTGGTCGGCTGGGCAGTCGCTCGGGAAATGTGGTCCGGGGGCGAGACATTCGCAATGCGATATGGCGACGAGCTCCTCGGCCTGTTTGGTCTTTACCCCACTGAAACCGGCGCTGAAGCCTGGTTCAACATCAAGAAAAACGCCGCCCCTCATATGCTGCGGCTCATCCGGGATATTCGGTTGACCTTAGCTTCCCGCTCTTACCCTGAGATCGTGGTGATCTGCACCACGGATGCCGGCCGTCGCATTGCGATCGCCAGCGGCTTTCATCTGTTCGAAAGTGACGGGGAAATCACACATGGGAAATTTGTTGGGCGGGGGCAGCAAGGAAGCTGCAAACCTGCAGAAACAGGAAGCAGCATCGCAGCAGCGGCGAACCCTTGCAGATCTCGCCAGGCAACAGGCTGAAGTCGATCAGGCGACATCCGGCAAAACTGGGCGCAAAACCGGAAGCCGCATGCTCGCCTTCATGAACGAAAGCTTTCTGTCGGGTAGCGGAAACGACAAGTTCGGGCAGGCCTGATGTTCGAGGTCGACAAGCTCAAGGCCCGCCGCAACTCGGCAAGAAAAGAACGCGATGCTTTCCAGCCGTTGATGGACGAGGCGTATCAGTACGCCATTCCTTTCAGAAAATCGACGCGTAACACCGGCCAGGGCGAAAAGCGCGTCGACCAGGTCTTTGATCATACGGCCATCGACAGCGCGTTCCGTTTTGCTGGCAAAGTGCAGCAGGACTTTTGGCCGGCGGGGCAAGAAAACTTCGAAATTGAGCCGGGCCCGCTGGTAATGGACACCAAAGAGCGGGAAACATTCGCGGGCCAGCTTGCGCCCGTGAGTAAAGTTGCCCAGGCATTCTTTGAGGATGGCGACTGGGACATGGCGTTCCATGAAATGGCCCTCGACCTTTCGGCCGGGACCGGCGCCATTCTCATGAACCCGACCGATGAACCAGAGCTCCTTTGGGAGCCCATCTCGGTCCCGATCGAAGAGCTTTTGATCGAACAGGGGCCAAACAATAAGATCGCCGCCATTTTCTGGGACCGGAAAATGTCTGTTCGCGTCCTTGTCGACACGTGGCCGGAGGGCAAATTCAGCAAGGACATTATGGAGCTCTTCCGGTCAAAACCTGAGAGCGAGCTCGAAGTCCACGTCGACACCGTCTATGACCGGAAAAAACGCCGCTGGCATATGCTCGTCTGGTGCAACAAGCAAGACACCATCATCTTTTCCAGCCAATCGCGGACCTGCCCCTGGCTTGTCCCGCGCTATTTCCGCGTACCTGGTGAAACGTATGGCCGTGGCCCGGTCATGCTCGCCATGCCGTCCATCAAAACAGTCAACACGACCGCTAGGTTACAGCTGCAGGCCGCAGCGATCGCGATGCTGGGCATCTACACCGCGGTCGACGATGGCGTATTTAATCCGGATCTTGCTTCATTGGCGCCAGGTGCGTTCTGGAAAGTCGCGCGCAATGGCGGCAGCTTGGGCCCGTCCGTCCAGCGCTTCCCGGATCCTCGCATAGATCTCGGCAATCTCGTGCTCAACGACATGCGCATGGGTATCAAGGCCACGATGATGGATCAGTCGTTGCCAGCCGACGGCGCGGCGGTCCGCTCGGCAACCGAGATCCTCGAGCGCGTAAAACGCCTGGCGTCCGATCACCTTGGGGCCTATGGCCGTCTTATCAAGGAAGTAACAATCCCTGCTGTCAAGCGCGTGCTCGAGCTTGCCTACAATCGCGGCCTGATCGCCAACGAAATTCCGATTGATCAGTTGATCACAAGGGTCCGCATCAAGTCGCCGCTGTCGATCGCCCGCGAGGCCCAGAGGATCGAGAAGATTATCCAGTGGCTTCAGATGGTCCTCATGATCCTGCAGGACCGCGCCGGCCGCGTGGCCCGCCTCGAGGAAGCCCTTTCCGATATCGGCCGCCAATTGGGCGTGCCGCCCGAGTACATCGTCACCAATGAGCAGCGCGAGGCGATGGACAAAGCAGAACAGGAACAGGCACAAGCCGCCATGGCACTGCAGGCGGCCGCCGCAACGGCTGGAGCGACGTGACATGCAGCCAAACTCTCTACAGGACATCATTTCGTCAGCGGCGAAGGGAGGTTGGGACTGGTTCGAAAGTGCCGATCCCGAAGTGAAAAAGGCGCTCGAGGTCAAGCAGGCCAAGGATAGCGAAGATCAGAAAACGATCGCTCGCGCCTGGGCCCGTTTTGCCCGGAGCCCTGACGGAAAGCGCGCTCTCGAATTGCTGTTCGATACGACGCTGAGACGGACCGTGTTTTTCGCCTCTCTCGGCCTCGAGCCAATGTCGATGGCGGTATTTGGCGCATTTCGCGAGGGGCAGAACTCCCTCGCCCATGAGATTGCCCGGCAGATTGGCCTGGGCAATGCAGAGGCGGTCAAGCCTCGTGACATCTGAAAGGACGGCGTGACATGTACGAAATCTATGCTCGGCGCTGGCAGCGCCTTTTCAATTCTGAAGGTGGCGGCGGCGGTGGCGGCGGGAACGAAGGCGGTAACGGCGGCGGGGGCTGGACCGCACCACAAGGACTGCCAACCGAATTCGCAGGCGCCTCGGCCGATGAAGCACTTGGCAAGCTCCTGGGCGGATATACGGATCTTAACACCCGCTTTGGCGGTATGCGAGAAAAGCTCTCGAAGATGCCGGCCGCCCCGGAAAATCCGGACATGTATACCTTCGAGCCTGGCGACAATCTCAAGCCGTTCTTCGGTGATCTCAGCAAAGATCCGGCTTTTACATCGGCACGCACAGCCGCCCACAAGCATGGCCTCAGCCAGGAACAATTCGCCGGCTTTATTTCGGACGTTTATTCGCCGCTCGTCGAACAGGGCGTGCTTTCTGCACCTTTCGACCCTGCCGGCGAACTGAAGACATTTTCGAGCGCCACCGGTCTCGACGTCAAGGGAACGCAAGAGGCTCTGGTCGCAAACGAGACTTTCGCCAAAGGGCTTTCAGCCCAGCTGAAGGATGTGCCGGAAGCGCTGAAGAACGACGTCAACGGTATGTTGATGGCATTGACGGATACGGCGGCCGGCAACGTGCTTCTCCGTGCGCTGTCTGGCCGACTGGGCGAAAACGGTATTCGTATCAGTGGCGACGGCGGGCAGCAGGGAGCCCTGACGGCCGACGATCTCAAAAAGCTTGATGCTGACCCCCGGATCGACCCGCGCAATCGCGATCACAAGGATCCGAACCAGCGGTTCGATGAGAACCTTCGTAAACAGTATGACGAGGCGTATGCACGCCTCTATCCCGGTCGGTAAAAGTTGACCGGACGCCCGCCCGCTTATCGTCAAGATCAGCACAGGGCGGACCCGCGACGCCTGC